TGTCAGTTGGGGAAGCGTGGCAGCTCTTGAATCAATACTTTGTGGTATTCCAACAATCACTTTGCGTTCTTGCGTTGCTTCTCCTGTTTGTTCGTCTACAATTTCTGATATTGAAAATGTCAAGATGCCGAAGGAAGATTTGATGCGAGACTGGTTGAGAGGTATAAGTAAAGTCTGTATATCAATTGACGAACTTTATGCCCAAATCAGAGCATTACTATGAAACAGATTTCAACACCATCAGGTCTATACGTTGTTCCACAAGAGATTTATGATAGGTCTTCTGATAAAGACATCATCAAAGCCCTAGAGAATCTTGGTGAGTATCAACCGTGGATTGATAAGTGGGCAGAACAGTATAGCAAACCAAACACAGTCATTCTCGATGTTGGTGCAAATATTGGATCAAAGATTCTCCCATTCTCAAGATTACATGGAGGTAAGGTCCATGTTATTGGTTTTGAACCTGTTGCAATCAATCAAGAAATTCTCAAAGAGTTGGTTCGTGTAAACGATCTTAACAATGTTGAATTGAAGAAACTTGCGTTGTCGAATTCGGCTGGGGAAATGGCAATCAACTTTCCATCATCTGATTCTCATCTTGAAGCCGTAAGGGGACAAGGGCAGTTTAATAAGATAAACAAAGACGATCATGGGTTTGCAATCGTTGAATTTGTAAAACTGGATGACCTAAACATCAAAAACATCAGCTTCATTAAGGTGGACATTGAAGGTCATGAACTTGAATTCCTTGAGGGGGCAAAGGAAACCATTGACAGGGAGAGACCAGCGATAGTTCTTGAGATTTTCAACTGCACGTTCAGAAATCGACTTTCAAAAGAAGATATTCAAAAGAATAAAGAGTGTATTTCTCTGATGAAGTCTTATGGATATAATCAGATAGCAAGAAAGAACAAAGATGTCATCTTTATCCGATAGATGCTTTCTCACTGGATGTGATTCAAATTTTGAGTGGATGTTGCCTTGGTGCATATCCAACATTCAAAACCACATGCCCGAAATCCCCATTGTGGTTGCTGACTTTGGCTTATCGCAAAAGGGAATCGAGGTTGCAGCAGACAGTGGTGCAGAAATACTTACTGGATTTTGGAAGCCAGAAAGTAAGTCTTGGTTCTTGAAACCTGACGCAGTTCTTCTCTCGCCATACGAGAAAACTTGTTGGATAGATATTGATTGTGAAGTAGTTGCACCTTGTCCTGAGATCTTTGACTATGCTATTACAGAAAAGATTGGACTTACTCCTGACCACTGGGCAAAGAGAAGAGGAAGAGCACATTGGGCAACTGGTGTCATTGTCGTAAAGGGTAAACCAATGATCCTTAAAGAGTGGGCAACTCAATGTCGTAAAGAAAGAAAACGAGGAGACCAAGAAGTCCTCTATTCAATCATTGGTGACTCGAAAGACCGTGTGAATCCAATGCCTATGGAATATCAGTGGCTACGACTCGACTTAAAGTATGGAGTTGATAGCAACTCAAAGAAAATCATTCACTGGACTGGACCTATTGGAAAGAGACACATAAGGGAACGTATTAATCTTCAATCAACTTGAACCTTAGAGTTCCTTTGGCTCACGAATCGATTATACATTAAAAGTCAAGGCAAGACAATGGTGGAATGGACTTATAAGAATGAAGTTTACTCGGCAACTCCTGATAGAAAGGAGCTGTATGGGTTTGTGTATCTCATCACCAATCTGATTGATGGTAGGCAGTATGTTGGGAAGAAGTTCTTCTGGGCAATGAAGAGCCGCAAAGTCAATGGCAAGACGACCCGAAAGCTGTATGAGTCGAATTGGCAAGAGTATTGGGGTTCTAATGATGAATTGCAGAAAGATATCCAGATTGCTGGTGAGCATAACTTTTCTCGAGAGATTCTTCACTTGTGTTCCAGCAAATCTGAGTGCGCTTATCTAGAGGCTAAGGAGCAGATCGACCGTGGAGTTTTGCTTGACAAGAATTACTACAATTCATGGATATCCCTCAAGGTTACAAAAAAGCACCTTTTTAAGTATTCAGAAAAAGTCGCTTTACTTGCCGAAAAGAACACCGTATAATAGACGCACTATGATAATCCTAGACTACAGTGGTATTGCCGTGGCGTCGATCTTCTCTCAAGATCGTCCTGAAGAAATTGAAGAAGGTTTGATTCGTCACATGATACTGAATAGCGTTCGGCGTTACAATGTGCAATTTCGCGAAGAGTATGGTGAGATGGTTCTTGCCTGCGATTCATCTTCTTGGCGCAAGGAAAGGTTTCCTCAATACAAAGCAGCGCGAAAGAAAACGCGAGACCAATCACCTCTAGACTGGAGCAAGTTCTTCAACCTAATTGGTATGGTCCGTGATGAGTTGCGGGAATCCTTTCCATATCGAGTATTGCATGTAAATGGAGCAGAGGCAGACGATGTCATCGGCGAGTTAGTCAAGAAGACTCAGGAGTTTGGTCAGAACGAACCTGTCTTGATCGTATCAAGCGACAAGGACTTCCTCCAGCTTCATCGTTTCAATAATGTCAAGCAGTTCTCTCCCATGAAGCGCGACTTTATTACTGTTGAGGATCCTCACTACTATCTCTTTGAGCATATCTGCAAAGGCGACACCGGCGATGGTGTTCCTAATATGCTGAGTCCTGATGATACCTTTGTGGAGAACAAACGGCAGCGTCCACTTCGTGCCAAGAAGATTGAAGAGATGTATGAGGCATTCAATCGTGGTATGCTGGAGAATGAAATCTCCAAGGAGGAGTATCGCAACTTCTATCGCAACAAGCAACTCATTGAGCTTGAGCACACTCCGAATGAGATACGCGATGATATTCATAAACTATATAATTCCGAAGCAAATAAGAATAATGCAAAGATCTTTGGATACCTTGTCGAGAAGCGATGCAATATGCTGATTGAAAGCGTCCAAGATTTCTACACAAATTAATAATGAATAAAAAAGTAAACCCACTAAAGCTGTTCCCCCACGAAATCTTTGAGAAGGTTCAGGCAGTTCGTGCCATGAGCGACCGAATCGCGCTTCTCAAGGAGAATGAATCGTTTACCCTCAAGACTATCCTTCAGGTTAACTTCAATGATTGGATTGAGTTTGACCTACCTGAAGGAGATGCGCCTTACAAGAAGGATAAGAATCCTCCTGAGTTCAGTGCTGGTCGTATTGATAAACTTATCAAGGAACTCAAGCATTTGGTCAAGCAATCCAAACTCCCAAGAGCAAGAAAAGAAATTAAATTCATTCAGATGCTAGAGGCAATGCATCACAAGGATGCTGACATTATTATTGCCATTAAGGACAAGAAGCTGAACAAGTTGTATTCGGCATTGACTCCTGCCTTGGTGAGTCGTGCCTTCCCTACTCTGATTCAGGAGAAGCAATAAATAATGCCAGTGTAGCAAAGGCTCTGGTTATTATGATTCTATCCCAACTAAAACGACTCAAAGAGGATTTGGAGAAAACTCAACACTATATTCGTCGCCTTGAGAAAGATGATGATCATGAAAACATACCCTTCTACCACGCAAAACTCAAACGACTCACTGATGTCGTTTGTAAACTTGAAAGCATGATTTCGAAATGATATACGACTATCACTGTGAAAAATGCGGTTATGAATTTGAAGAAAACAATCAGATTATTAACCGTGACATTCCAACCGAAAGACCCTGCCCTCAGTGTGCAGCACATTCAGTGAAGCGTGGTATTGCTGCCCCTTATATGTCCTATGCTGGAGCAAAGACTATTCAGCAAAGAGCAAGACAGGGAGCAGGAAGCGACTTCATAAATCGCATGGAGCAAATCCAGAGAGCACACCCAAACAAACTAAAAGATGGCACCAAAAAAACAGTCGGAGGATACTAAGAGTAGTGGGAGAGCATCCACTGGTTCTTGGAGAAAGAGGTTGATTGATATCTCTCCTTTCTCTCAGGGTCAGGAGGACTTCTTTCGTTACTACGAGAAAGGTTACAATATGATTCTTTCTGGTGCTGCTGGTTGCGGTAAGACATTCATTGCCCTTCACCAAGCACTGTCTGAATCCAAGGAGTCACAGTATCGAAAGAAGGTCATCATTGTTCGTTCTGTCGTTCCCACCCGTGATATGGGATTTCTTCCCGGTTCACAAAAGGAAAAGGAAGCGGCATATACCACACCTTACGAGAACGTGGTGAATGAACTTTATGCAGACGGCAAAGCTTGGCATATGCTGACTGAACGCGATGCGATTCGCTTCATGACAACAAGTTACATTCGTGGAATCACTCTGCGAAATTCAATTGTAATTGTGGATGAAATGCAAAACTGCAACTTTCATGAATTGGATTCCGTCATCACTCGTATCGGTGACGGTAGCCGCATTATCTTTGCTGGCGACTACTACCAGTCTGACTTCACTCGTAATAATGAACGTGAAGGCATCAATAAATTTCTGAGTATCCTTGAGAAGATGAATTACTTCAAGCACATTCGCTTTGGATGGGAAGATATCTGTCGTAGTGGGATAGTCAGAGACTATATCATGACCAAAGAACTTGAAGAGAAGAACACACAACCTATGACATTGATCAATGAGTAATCAACGATACAATAAATGGAAGAACAAAAAGCGCGATAAGACACGCCGAGACGATTCATATGACAAATTTGATCGCCAAAGACGGCTAGATAAGAAACAGTCCCGTAATTCAAATGATGAATAATTCTGATATATCTAATCCAGTTGCGGACCTCATTAATAAGCGTCAGAGTAACAACTTTAGTTACACCTATGGTCATGTTCATGAGTTCTACGTTACTGGAGCAATTGAATCTGCTGACCAATATACTGAGTGGTTTCATACGATTCGAAATGCAAATGCAACTGATGTAGTAAAGCTTCACATCAACTCTCCCGGTGGTGACCTCTGGACTGCAATTCAATTTGTTCATGTCCTTGCTGAGACAGAGGCAACAATTCAAATTGCCGTTGAAGGTGCGTGCATGTCTGCTGCAACTCTGCTCTTCCTGATGGGTCATGAATATGAAGTCTCTCCTCATGCGATGTTCATGATTCACAATTACTCTGGTGGTTCTCTTGGTAAGGGTGGAGAGATGTATGACAACATTGTTCATGAGCGTAAGTGGAGCGAGAATCTTCTTCATGATGCATACGATGGTTTCTTGACTCAGGATGAAATCAAGTCCGTGCTGGATAATAAGGATCTCTGGATGGGGACCAAAGAGGTTCTTGAACGTCTTGAAAAGAGGCAAGCCCATCTTGAAAACCTCCAAGCTCTCCTCAAGGAAGCTGAGTTGAAAGCAGCCGAAAAATCCAAAAAACCTGCGAGGAGAACCAGAAAAGCCGCACAAAAATCTTCGTAAGTCGTTGATTACCAACACCTTTAACGGTAACGTAAAAAAAAGTGCTTTTAGGGGTTGTCGGATCCGCGATCTTCAGGCAGAATGTCTCTCGTAATGAGAAACAACGACATGAACATCAATATATCTTTTCGCAGAATCAAGACTGGACTATTCACTAATAGTATGCCGGGATACTTCAGAATCGCTGTTTGGGTTTTTGGGTTCCGTATTTGCGGGTTCTGTTGGAATAAGGATTTCGGTATAGAAAGAGATTGACATTTCTGCGTTCTCTGGTAGAGTGTTGCTTTAACAATTTAGTCAGTTAGTTAACAGGCACCAACTGGATGGTCCCTTTAATAAATGAGAGGGGTTGACGGGAATCCAGAAATGGTCTAGTATGATCTACGTAATGAGAAAGAACGGTATGAAATACGAAATCACGAACGAAGCCCATCCAGACAACCCAAACCTCCGACGCATCAAAGCCCTGCGGGACTTTGGCGACGTAAAGAAAGGTGACCTTGGGGGATACATCGAGTCCGAGGAGAATCTGAGTCATGATGGTGATGCATGGGTCTATGGGAACGCATGGGTCTATGGGAACGCAAAGGTCTATGGCGATGCATGGGTCTATGGGAACGCAAAGGTCTATGGCGATGCATGGGTCTATGGGTTCGCAAAGGTCTCTGGGGACGCATGGGTCTATAGGAACGCATGGGTCTGTGGGAACGCAA